TGGGGGACTTTTGACAATTGCAGGCTTTTGACAATCTGCATTGTCGTTTAAATCCGTTCCAGTAGAAGGGTTTACACTTTTAACACTACTTAAAACAGACGCCCCCCGTGCGCGAGTGCTGAACTTACCTGGAACGTCTGTACCGACAGCCCGCCAATAATTAGGTTTTCTGCCCTTAAACGTGGCGCCCTCAGGAGGCCCGCATCGCTCTATCAGTTTTTGGTCTTCAAGTTTTTCAAGCGCGTATTTGATGACCCGCTTTCGGTGAACCCCGCCAAGGGTTTCGTGGTCTTCAAAATCCTTAGCTGCCCAAGCTTTGCGGTTTGTCCTCATTTCGCTGAGCATCGCGAGCTTGTACCCCTCTGGGCCTTTGATTGACCTTTCCTTGGGCTCAGGAACAGGCCCAATGGCGTAGGTGTAGTCATCTTTCAGTGTGAACACCTGGCGCATGTCCTCACGGTTATCGCGGGACTTCTCAACCGTGACTAGACGGCTGTTGTAGGTGAGGCCAAGTTCTGCAACCTGTTTGCTGTCCAGTTTCACCATGTTCCACGTTTCGTCCACAGCAGCTCTTATTGCGCTTGTGCCACGAAAGCCACCGTTTCGGTTGTTGTGATGGATCACGATGATCGAACACGCCGGAAAATCTTTTCCGTTCCTACGAGCCAACCGCTTTAGCGGGTGAGCGTATTCACGGCGGTTTTCCTCGTAAGGGTTGGAGTCATTACATCCATCAAGGCTGTCAATCACCACAAGCGCATATTTCTCCCTCTCCTGGATCTTGCAAAACTGTCGATACCACTGCATGTCCCACTCAGCCATGACATCGACATTCGAGGTCATGCCCCTTTCTTCAAACTGAAAGCGAAGCACTCGCTCACTTTGATCACCGTTTAACCAAAGGCACTTGGCTTTAGCCACTGGCACGTTTGCACCGTGAACATTGAACGGGATGCCTTGGCTGATGTGTTTACACAACGTCTGGCACATGGCTGACTTGCCCGTGCCCCCATCAGCGTGGATCAAAAGAAGCCAAGGTTTGGGCAAAAGGCCCGGAATCAAATACTCAAACGGTGTGTTGTCCAACTCCCCAACAGCAGCAGGCTTACACCCACGGTTTCGCTCGTAAGTAGTGTGCGCGTCCAGAAGCCGGTCAATAGCAGCAGCACCTTCGCGCTGGCGTCCACCTTCCTGGGCCAAGATTGTTTTTGCCTGGTCCGCAAACGCCGGATTGTCATAGGTCTCTTCAATCTCAAGACCACGGGCGACCAGCTCTTCAGGGCCTAAAAAGTCGAGCTTGAATTTTGCGGGCGCTGCCTGGATCTCGTCCACCAGTTGTGTAAGACCGTCCCTTTGAAATCGGGTTCGATCTGGATCGACCGAATCCGCCTCCATGATCAAACTGCCAAACCCAAGACCACCACCCGTGAAACCGGCATCCCAGCGATCAGCACACGGGTTGTTTCCGTTTTCCCAGTGCTCTGCATATTCAGCATCTTTTTGGCTCCACTGTTCCCAGAGCTTTAAACCATCCTGGTTCGGCAGCTCGCTGTGAAGCATTGCGCCGATCTCCCACCAAAACCGCTCACTAAAAGCACCGCGCGGCTCAATAACGCTCAGGCAGCTTTCAGCAATCGCAATCTTTTCTTCCCTGGACCGGTTGGTGTAACGCGTATCGCGCAGCTTGCGTGCGGTATCGGTTTGATTTACCTTGCGGTACTGCTCCCGCATTCGCTCAAGAAGCCACTCAGGAGCTTCCGGAATCGCGTTCACATCTCCCTGGAACGTGTACTCACCCTTTTCCTTGTAAGCGCCACATAAAACGCCCTGAGCACCCCAAAGAACTTCCCAGCCTTGTTGCCCTGCAGCAACGTGGCTCATTGAGGCGACTTTTAGCCGATCCTCTTTAGGAACAATGAATAAAAACTTGGCTGCATCGGGCCTAGGCGACGTAATGCAGGGCGCTTTTGCTAGGTCATCACCCCATTTTTCTTTAATCTGAGCAAGCTTGCGGTCAACGTCAAAGATGACCAAACCACCAGAACGGGTACCGCTATAAACACCGACGGCCCGGAATGTCTCCGGGTTTTCTTTTATATAATTAGCCGTGCATTGAGGTGAAAGGTTTTCTCTTGAAGCGCGGCCAAGAGGAGATTTGCCACAAGCCGTTTTCTTGTTTGGGAGCGTTACCCCAGCGGCATAAATCGGAGCGGTTGCCCAAGTTTTAGGCAACGTAAGAACAAAATCAGCAAGAAGCATCTGCTACAGTGTGTGGGTCAAGTCGGTTGTCAAACCACCCCAGCAGCTCTTCCGGCTCTGGGGTTTTTTATCCTACCGCACTTGACCACTGTCGGCATCCTGCTACAGTAGAAAAGCACAGGGCAACACGCCCACAGCAACCAAGACCATGCCATTCATCTCAGACAAGAACAAATCTGCCGCTTCTGGCGGTGGCGGCGGCGGTTATCTCAACCCCTCCAAAATCCAGTCCGGCGGCAACGTCCGCTTTGCGCTTCTGGACGACCAGCCCCTTGAGTTTTTCGAGTGCTGGGGCGAAACCACCGACGGCAAGTCAAAGCCGTTCCGTTTTGCAGAAGACCCAAGCCCCGAAGACATTGAAGAAGAGATGGGCGCTGATTACAGCCGCCGTCTCAACCGTGAAGGCACTGCACCCGACAAGGTGAAGTTCGCCATCGCCGTGCCTGTCTACAACTACGACACCAGTTCAGTTCAGATCATGCAGCTCGGTCAAAAGAGCCTGATCAACGAACTTGATTCAGTCAGCCAAATGGAGGACTACGCCGACCTGCTTGCCTGGGATTTTGTCCTCGGAAAAGATGGTGTTGGCTTAGAAACCCGCTACAGCTTGCGCCCTGCACCACGCAAAAAAGGCGCACAGGCCGACATCGAAACTGCCTGGACCGAATCCCGTGACAGCGGCTTCGACATCAGCCGTTTATTGACCGGGGACAATCCGTTCAAGGCCAACTAAAACAACATGTTTCCGGGGCGTAATCGCCCCTTTTTTACTGCCTACACTCAACTAGCTTTAAGAGTTAAATGCCTGATCGTCACTACGAAAAACCGTTACCTCAGACGATCACCACAATTTTGGAAGACGGAAGAGTCTCAATCTCAGTGGGCAACATCACTGGGATTGTTAGTTCAATGCACTTAATAGAACCCAAAGCTCACCAATTGCAGAAAGCTTGGCTCAAGAACCAAATGGATTTGGTGGATGCAAGCAACTGATTCGCAGAACGCACTAGCAGGTTTACGCCGCTGGACCCTGGAACGTGATGACTCTGGTCCGCACCGTGTGTATCGCGATGAGTCCGGCGTGTCTTACGCCTCAGTGACACACATCCTCAAAGAAACCTCACCCCAATGGCAAAAAGATGCACTCGACAAATGGCTGGAACGACCCACTGCTCCCCTGGAGCGTGATGTTGCTTGCGAGCGCGGCACTTTGGCGCACAACCACGCGGAGTATGTCCTCAAGACGGCGGCAAAGCTGGCAAGAAATAGCGCAAACAAGCGAGGAAACTGGAGGACTGGAGATGACGGCTTGGAGCGTACTCCTAAAGGAATCACCACCTGGGCAATCGAGAAGGCCATTCAAGGGGCTCCTAGAGTCCCCTGGAGTGCCTCTGGGTACGCCCGAGGTTTACGGTCTTGGATCGGAGAGAACGTAACGGCTATTCATGCCATCGAGTTTTCTATATATGACCCACGCGGTTGGGCTGGAACGGCTGACGCTTTACTTGACGTAAACGGGACGCTTTGCGTTGCTGACTGGAAAACCAGCGTTAACGCTCGCAGTGAAGAAATGTTGGCTAATTACATCTGCCAAACCGGAGCGTATTCCTTGGGATTGCAGCACCTGACTGGGTTAAAACCTAAGTGTGGTGCGGTTGTAGTAGCCCGGCGCAGCGGAGCACCGCAGGTGCGCTTGCTCAGTGAGTTAGAATTACGTGGGGCAGAGTGTCAATGGTTAGAGAGAATGAACCTTTATACGGCCCAGCAAGCCCTAAAGAATTAGGTAAAGCCCTGGAGCGTCTCTACACGGGACAGATGAACGTGGCCAAACAGGCCAAGTCTTTAAGGATTCCCCTGGAACGTTTGAAGCAATTGTTCAACGCTTACGTGGCAGAACGCCCCATCGACATAAACGATGAGGACGTTTACGCATCTGACACACAACTGGCGTGGCCCTACGTCTAAGAGGGCTCATACCTAGTTTCCATGTATTCGTGAATCTTTCCCTGGAGCGTTTCTAGTTGCCGGGCACGCGCTGTGTCAGCCCAACCGCTTTTTTCAAAGATTGTGAACTCCCAGTACAAGGAGTCAGAGAGCAGGTGAAGTTCCTGGAGCGTGAAGCGATTTAGTCTCATTGACGTTTCCGTGTCTGTACTGTAGTATTTTACCACGGGTAAAGACCACCCGCATCCCTGCATTACACCAATGACCGAACTCCAACGCCTGGAACGTGCCCTTCAGATCCGCGAAGCACTCCACCAGTTAATGACTGTCCAAGAAGCTGATGACTACGAAGGGCTTTACGAGCACTTCCAGGACTACATCAACGAACTTGGTACTGTCCACGGAGAAACCCTCTCTATGGACCTTTGACCGCAGCTTTTTAAACCCCACACTGTAGTAACTTTTTATGGATTATCATCACACAATGCTTAACCTGTTTGAAGAGTTTGAAAGAACTCAGGACAAGCTAGAAGCAGACAATCTTCTCAAACTCAGCATGGTTGCTGGGATTACCTACGTTGTCACCGCTTTCTCTGGAACGGTGGAGGAGTGGTATGACTACGCCTACGACACAGATGAATTGAGTGCGCTTAAAACCGCTGCAACGGAGTGCGGTTTTTCTTACACCGTCAAAGAGGTGCCGAGCAACTGACCTCTAACAGGGAGCTGGATTGAGCTACCATCTCATCGTTCCCCTGTTAACTTCAGGGCATGGGTAAGAAGTCAACCAACACTGAAATCCAACACCGCGTTAATACTGTTTATCAACTTTTGATCAAGTCGTATTCTCGCTTTTCTATCCTGCAATACGCCGCGGATGAGTGGGATGTTGCTGATCGGCAGGCTGATGAATACATCGCACGCGCTCGTCAGTTGATTCAAGAGGACTCAGAGATTGAGCGGCCCCAGTGGTTAGCTGCTGCAATCGCACGCCTTGTGGAATATGAAAAGAGAGCAGGTAAAGACGATCAATTGCAAACTGCAATTAAGGCTTTAGAGACTCAAGCCAAGCTTTTGCGTTTTGAAATGCACTGATGTCGTTGTTAACAGGTCTTTGCGAGCCGACACGACTCCTCGCATTTGCTGAGCCGCCGGACCAAAAAACGACTGAAGATATTCTCAACAGAATCAAAGGCGATTTACACCCTGGCCAGCTTGCTTTTGTAGAAGATCAAACAACAGAAATTATTGGCCTGTCTGCGGGCTATGGGGCTGGGAAAACGCGATCGTTAGCTAGCAAGGCTGTGGCCTTAGCGGTAGCCAATCAAGGTTTTATTGGCATTGTCATGGAGCCAACAGGCCCACTGATCCGTGATATTTGGCAAAACGATTTTGACGATTTCCTTGAGGCTTATGAAATTCCTTACAGCTTCAGGGCATCTCCTTTGGCTGAATATGTCCTACATCTTCCGGGCGGCGATACAAAGATCCTTTGCCGTAGTTTCGAGAATTGGACGCGCTGCATCGGGATCAACGCCGCGTGGTGTCTTGCGGATGAAATCGATACGGTGCCTCCATCAATTGCCAACAAAGCATTCCCAAAAATTCTTGGGCGCCTTCGTGCTGGCAACGTGCGACAGTTTGCCGCTGCATCAACGCCTGAAGGTTTTCGTTGGATGTGGAACACGTTTGGCACAGAAGAAGCACAGCAGCGTTCTGATCGCAAGCTAATTAGAATGCGCACGGCGGATAATCCACATCTGCCCCCAGACTTCATCGAGCGACTGCAAGCCAACTACGACCCGAGCCTTTTGAAGGCTTATCTAGAAGGCCAATTTTGCAACCTCACAACCGGTCAGGTTTATGACCGTTTTGATCGCGCCAAACATGTAATCACCGATATTCCTGATGTCAGCAACGAGCCTCTTCGCGTCGGCGTTGACTTCAATATCGGAAACATGTCAGCAGTCATCGGTGTGCGTCTTGGGAACAACCTTCTCCTGATCGACGAGATCAGCGGTGCGCATGACACCGACGCCATGGCCCAAGAAATACAACGCCGCGCTGATGGACGCCAGGTTTACGCCTACCCTGACGCATCTGGCGGAAATAGAAGCACGAACGCCTCGCGCACTGACATCCAGATCCTTGAGTCCTATGGCTTCAGCAATCAATCCCCAAAGGCCAACCCTCCCGTCCGCGATCGGGTGGCTTCTGTTCAAGCTTTGTTGGAAAACGGAAAGGGTGAAGTCAGGTTGCAGGTCGCCGCAAAATGCAAACGAACGATCGAATGTTTAGAGCTGCAGAGCTATACCGAGGCCGGTGATCCTGATAAAGATGCGGGTTATGATCACATGAATGACGCACTTGGTTATCTTGTCTACCGCGATTTCAGCATGATTCATGCTCGCGCTGGCCGAGGCACTGGCATCAGGCTTTACTAAACTGACGGCATCGGGCGGGATTTAACTGTGTATTCAGGCTTTTCTGGTGGTCGCCAACGTGTTGGCAACGTCACTCAGGTGAACGATCCCGCCACGGCTTGGGTGAATCAGGAGCCGCACTGGGGATTAATTGAACATTTACTTGGTGGCACATACAAAATCAGAAAAGGCCACCGCAAATTTTTACCTCAAGAGCCAAGAGAATTAGACGAGTCGTATGACAACAGGCTGCAACGGTCTGTCTTAGCGCCTTATTACGTCAGGCTTGAGCGCATGTTGGCTGGCATGTTGACGCGTAAGCCAGTCAGGCTTGACGACGTTTCTGATCAAATCCGAGAACAATTGTTCGACGTTGATTTGCAGGGGAATGATCTGCAGACGTGGCTTTACAACACATCGCGCATTTGCATTCGCTACGGGCACGTTGGTGTTCTTGTTGACGCGCCAAAGTCTGGAGACAATGGCCGCCCTTATTGGATCACGTACACGCCAAGGGACATCCTCGGCTGGCGCACTGAGATGGCCGATGGGCAACAGAAACTGACGCAGCTTCGTTTGTTTGAAAAGGTACTTGTCCCAGATGGCTTGTACGGCGAGAAGCAAGTTGAGCAAGTACGTGTCTTGACTCCTGGCGCATTTGAGATCTTCCAAAAAGATCAAAAAGGCGACTTCCGTGTTGTTGATGAGGGCACAACAAGTTTGAGCGAGATCCCGTTCAGCGTTGCTTACTCCAACCGGGTTGGTGTTTTGGAATCATTCCCGCCGCTGGCTGATATTGCTGAGCTAAATCTGCAGCATTATCAGGTTCAATCTGATTTGGGGAACCAACTGCACCTGAGTGCTGTGCCCCTTCTTTGCTTGTTTGGATTTCCTGCGGCAGCAGAAGAAATCAGTGCAGGGCCAGGGGAAGCTTTTGCCCTTCCCACAGATGCCAGAGGCGAGTACCTAGAACCGGCTGGCAACAGCTACGACGCGCAGTTCCGCAGGCTTGACCAGATCGTTTCGCAAATCAATGACCTTGGCCTTGCTGCGGTGATGGGTGCAAAGCTCAGCGCAGAAACTGCCGAGTCAAAGCGAATTGATCGCAGTCAAGGCGACAGCACGATGATGGTAGTGGCTCAACAGATGCAAGATCTGATCGACAACTGTCTGCGGTTTCATGCTGATTATCTGCAGGAGTCACAAGCTGGCAGCAGTCTTGTCAATCGTGACTTTATGGGTGCAAGACTTGAGCCACAAGAGATTCAAGCGTTGTTGCAGCTTTACACCGCTGGCACGGTGACACAAGAAACGTTGTTGCTGCAGCTAGAGGCAGGGGAGGTCCTTGGCGATGAGTTCGATGTTCAAAATGAGCTTGAAGCAACCCAGGCTGGTGGATTAATGGAAACACCGCAGCCAGTTCCACAGCAGGAAGTCACAATGCCTGAAGGTGAACCGGAGGCAGACAATGGATTGGCTTGATAATTTGCGCAGGCCAAAGCCTGAACAACCATCAAGCCGGGATTTCTTTTACTCGCATGACAGGCTTGCAAATCAGTATTTCGCAGTCATCAGACTGACGTGGTATTTGGACGGCAAGGTCTGCGCCGTAACCGAAAGCACTATTGCGACTTATGACAAAGATGTCGTGGCGGAATTTACGTCAATCTTGGATAACGCTCTGAAGCTTGGCGCTGATGCGTCTGTTGTTTGCATTGAAGAAGCTGAAGCCCTTGGCATCTATGAAAAATGAGCACACCGGCAGAGTTTTATAACAACGCAATAAACCTCAATCGGTACGGGAATGGTGTATCCAAACGAATTATCAACTCATACAACGATCTTGTTCTGGACGCTATTGACCAGCTTCGTGGGCTTGATGGGCTGCCTGCACCTGGCAAGGCTGCACGGCTTAGGTCCATTCTCGCGCAA